CTTCAGATCGTACATTTCGTGGAGCATGGTCATGGGTCTCGTAATCGACTTAACTAAAGCTAAGAACATTGGTCACGATATGCGTCGTGCTGCTAGGGCTGAAGAATTCAAGCCTTACGACGACGCTATTGCCAAGCAGATACCCGGTCAAGCCGAAGGCGCAGAAGCAGCCCGTCAAGCTATCCGTGACAAGTACGCAGCTATCCAGACTAGTATTGATGCAGCAGCTACACCTGACGAGATTAAAGCAGCACTGGGGATTTAAATGCCTATTAGCTACATTACAGCAGCATCATTAGATGGTGGGCAAAATACCGCAGCTCCGATCTATGCTGCTCGTGCTTGGGTTAACTTTAATGGTACTGGTACGGTAGCTATCAGAGCGTCTGGTAATGTAACTAGCATCACAGATAATGGCACTGGGGATTACACGGTGAATTTCACTACTGCTATGGCTGATGCGAATTATAGTGTTGTTACTGGATGCGCCTTGAGTGATGCTGTTGTTAGCGGAAATACATCTAGAACAATAGCACCAAGGTCACCGACAACTACATCTATTCGGATAATTGAAACTGATGGTGGAGTTGCAACAGATTTAGCTTACAACTATATTTGCGTATTACGCTAACAAGGTCAAATAATGAGCTACATAGGCGCAGAACCAACCACAGCTTCATTTCCGTTTGATCAGTTCAGTGGTAACGGATCAACTACAGCTTTTACACTGACCTATGCGCCAGCTAGTACGACTTCGATTGTTGTAGCTGTATCAGGCGTGGTACAGAATCCGAATACTTACTCAGTCTCTGGCTCAACACTGACGTTTACAGGCGCACCACCATCTGGCACGAATAACATTGCAGTATTGTTTCTTGGTCTTCCTTCTATTGTTGGTGTGCCTAATGCAGCCACAGTCGGTATATCGCAACTAAGCGCAACAGGTAGTCCTAGCAGCACGACTTTCTTACGTGGTGATAATACTTGGAATGGTGTAGCTAGTTTAACAACTGCATCAGGTAGCGCACCATCGTACAGTGCAAGGGCTTGGGTTAATTTTAACGGTACTGGAACTGTTGCAATTAGAGCAAGTGGTAACGTATCGTCGATTACTGACAATGGCACGGGTGATTACACGGCTAACTTTACAACTGCAATGGCTGACGTAAATTACGCAGTAGCTACAAATGCAAGCGATCTATCAAATTCTGGCAGACAGTCATGCCCAAAAGCTATTGCTACCGGATCAGTTCGCGTTACTACAACTGATACGCCGGGTTTAACAGTTGATTACACTTACGTTGCAATTTCAGTTTTCCGCTAATCAGGACTAATCATGGCACTAACTAAAGTACAAATAGGAATGACAGACGCTCCTACTAGCGGAACGGCTGTTGCGTCTACGTCTGGAACCAGCATTGACTTTACTGGTATACCTAGTACGGCAAAGCGGATTACGGTGATGTTTAGTGGGGTTAGCACGAATGGCACATCAGCAACTATTATTCAACTTGGTGATTCTGGCGGTATTGAAACAACAGGTTATTTAGGATCGATGAGCTATCAAGGAGCGCAAGCACTTTACACTACTGGTATTGGAGTGAATAACACGGGTAGCTCCTCTGCTTTACGTCATGGGTCAACAATAATAACTTTGGTAGATTCAAGCACAAATACATGGTCGGCTATGGGCGTTGTTGGCACTAGCGGAATTGGGTCTGGTGAAACTTATAGTAGTGGTTCAGCTAAATCACTATCCGCAACATTAGACCGCATTCGCATTACCACCGTCAACGGAACAGATACCTTTGATGCAGGAACAATCAATATCATGTGGGAATAATGAGCCTTCAATACGTACTCTATGACTATTGGGATTATGGCTATGCTGAAGGCGATGCAATCCTTGAGTTTGGGAGTGCTTCGGTAACGGCAGTAGCCACTGTTTCCGCATTTGGTTCAAGAGTACAATTCGCAACAGGCAGTGTTAATGCATTAGCAACAGTTACAGCAGATGGCACAAGGATTCAGTTTGGCAATGCAGCAGTTAATGGATTAGCAACATTAACTGCATCAGCAAGTAGGGTTAGAGAGGCTTCTGCTAGCGTTACTGGAGTAGCCACTGTCACAGCCATCGGTGGCGTTGTTTACGAGGGTTTTGCGGCGATTAATGCGCTGGCTAGTGTATCTGCCTATCCAAGTGCAATATGGGCTGGAAACGGCTCTATTCAAGCCGTAGCGGTATGTGCTGCAACAGGTCAGATTATTGGTGAGGAATGGGTTGATGTAATTCCTGATACTAATAATTGGTCTGGTGTTACTACAAGCGATGATATGTGGACAGCGGTTACGGGTGAATCAGATACTTGGACTCCGACATCAACAAGCTCTAATACATGGACTACGCAATCTGGCGGTTCTAATACTTGGACGAGGCAGTAATGCAAAAGATTTTATTCGGTGAGTGGTTGCCAGATCAACCCGGCGTAACAGGTGCAGTAACAGACGCAAAGAACTGTTATCCAGTTGCTAATGGATATGCTCCAGTTAAGAGCGAGGCTGATTACTCTGACGCTGCTGGTGCTAATCTAATCATTACCTTTGCTGGTAAGTTTGATAGCGCTACTACATTGTTTGCAGCTAGTACAACCCAGATTTATAAGTTTGATAGTTCTGATGCTAGCTTGGATGCTGCTACGACTACGGGTTACACAGCAGTTGAAGGATGGGATGTAACTCAGTTTGGTGCAAAGATGATTCTGGCTAATGGTCAGGATAAGCTGCAAGCATGGACTTTGAATTCATCGACTAATTTTGCTGACTTAGCTGCTGCTGCTCCTACTGCCAAGTATGTAACTGTTGTGCGTGACTTTGTAGTTGCTGCTAATGATGGAATTGATACTAGCAAGGTTTACTGGTCAGACATAAATGACGAGACAGACTGGACACCGGGCGCTGCATCTCAGTCTGATACACAGATTCTTCCGGATGGTGGTGACATTACTGGCATAGCTGGTGGTGAGTACGGTCTGATCTTCTTGGAACGTGCTATCTACCGGATGACCTATACAGGCTCACCATTCTTCTTCCAGTTTGACGCTATTTCACGGTCTTTAGGCTGCATTTCTAACGGATCTATTGCTCAGTACGGCAACCTAACGTATTTCCTTGCAGACGATGGTTTCTATGTCTGTGATGGTCAGTCAACGAAGAACATAGGTAGCGAAAAGGTAAACCGCTGGTTCTTTGATAATGCTATTCCGGGTGAGATATTTACTGGAATGAGCGCTACAGTCAATCCTGTTGCTAAGTTAATAATATGGAAGTTTAATAATACATTTGGTGGTAAAAATATGCTGATGTACTCGATTGATCTTAACAAATGGTCATACGCAGACACTACAGCAACGTCAATTGCTTATGTATTAACACCTTCCGCTACGTTAGAGCAGGTAGATAACTACAACTCAAGCATTGATGCGCTTGATATTCCTCTGGATTCGCGTGTTTTTGCTGGTGGTCAGCTACTATTTGCTGGTGTTAGCGGTCAAAAGATCATTGCTTTCTCAGGCCAGCCTAAGACTGCAAACATATCAACGGGTGATATTGATGTAGGTAGGTCTACGATCATGCTAGCCAAGCCGATTGTGGACAATGGTAGCGGTTCTATCGCTGTTTCTAGCCGGGATAATCTTGCTGAACAAGTGGAATTTGGCTCAGATGTGTCTCCAGACGCAGAAAACCGTGTGAGCTTGCGGTCTAATGGTGAATATCATCGACTAAGACTGACTCCTACTGGATCTAGCTGGAAAACTGCTGTTGGCTTAGAGTTTGACGTTGTTAAACAGGGTGATCGATGACTCAGTTCCGTACATTACCGCCATTTGGAGGAGATCCTCGTCAGGTTTCTGAGGTGGTTCGTGGGGTTATGGACGGAAAGACCAATAATACGGGTCGGATTACGTTAGCCACAGGGAATGCCACGACAACTACCCTTAACGACGAGCGTATAGGCTTTGACAGCCTGATATTCTTGGTTCCTGTGTCTGCTGCTGCCAACAATGATTCAGCTCCTTACGGTGCGTTTCAGAGCCTTGTAGACCAGTCTATAACGGCTAATACAGCCACTGCAATGACGCTAGATACGACTGATTACTCTAGTGGTGTATACCTGTCTAACAGCTCTAGGATGAATGTAAGGAATGCTGGTATCTACAATCTCCAGTGGTCTGGTCAGTTTCAGAATACAGATAACCAGTTGCATGATGTTACCGTTTGGCTAAGAAAAAATGGTACAGACATCGTAGGATCTGCTGGTTTTATTTCTATCCCAAATAGTCATGGTGGCGTTAATGGTCATATTATTTCTGGATGGAACTATTTTCTTGAGTTAAGTGCAAATGACTACATTGAGATTTATTGGTCTGCCACTAATGCAGCAATTAGCCTTCAGTTTTATCCAGCAGGAACAAGCCCAACGAGACCAACTACAGCTTCCTTAATTACAACATTGAATTATGTTTCGCCTAATGCTTCGTCGAATATATATGTTTCGTCTCAGCAACAAGGAAGTGCTACCCTTACGCATTGGGCAAACAATACGGCAAATAAAACCTATGGATACATTGTGGTGGGCTAATGGAGTTTAGGTACATACCTGTAGATAAACTTAGGGACTGGTGGCCTACAGTACGCCCCGGCTTAGATGAAATTAAAGGGTATAGCCCAGAAAACTGGATAGTAGAAGATGTGTACACAGACTGCTTTAACCAAAAAGCAATGCTGTGGGTAGGACTAGAGAACAACCACTTTAAGTGCTTCTTTATCCTGCAACCTATGGGCGAAACAATGCACTTATGGGCTGCTTGGTCGTTAGAAAATAATTATCAAATTGTTGAATCTGGATTAAAATACATAAAAGACATCTGTAGTCAAGGTAATGTCAAATATCTAACTTTCTCTAGTCATCGTCGAGGATGGCAACGTAGGGCGAAACAACTCGGTTTCCGTCCTAAACAATGGATTTGCGAGGTGTAATATGGGCGGTGGTGGCGGTCAACAAACAAGCACAACGACTACGAGCATTGATCCAACAATCAAGCCGTATGTTACTTATGGCCTAGAAGAAGGCAAGCGCCTTTATGAGTCTGGTACGCCTAGCTTCTTTCCCGGTCAGACCTACGTTTCTCCGTCTCAGGCTACTCAGTCAGCTCTCAATATGGCTCAGGAACGGGCTATGGCGGGTTCTCCGCTGGTTCGTTCAGCACAGCAAGAGCAATTGGCTACGATTCAAGGACGAGGCGTTAATCCATTCCTAGAGGGTGCTTTGGCTGGCGTTAATCGTCAGGCTCGTGAGCAATTTACGGAAGGTGTCCAAGGTCTTCAGTCCAAGGCTTCCTCAATGGGTCGTTATGGATCTGCTGCTCAAGCTGAACAAGAAGCTAACGCTCAAGACGTATTTGCTCGTGCAATGTTGGAGCAAGGTGGTCAATTGGCTTACGGATCGGCTGAAGCTGAACGTGCTAGACAGGTTGCTGCTGGTCAAGCTGCTCCTGCAATGGCTGCTACTGACTATGCTGATATTCAGAAGTTGCTAACTGCTGGTCAGGCACAAGAACAGTATTCCTCTGCTGAACTGCAAGACGCAATTAACCGCTTTAACTTTGAGCAAAACTTGCCACAGATGAAACTTAGTCAATTTGCTAACTTGTTTAGCAGTGTGCCTCAAGGTCAGACAACTGTTCAACAAGCTACTCCGTCGGGAGGTAAATAATGGCTGATCCTATTACTATGGCGGTTGTCGGTGGCTCTATTGGCGCTATGACAAACAAGAAAGATCCACTTAAAGGTGCTTTGTTAGGTGCTGCTGGTGGTTATGGTGGTGCTACGTTGATGGGCGCTAGTGGCTTAGGTGCTGGTGCAACTCAGGTAGCTGGTAGTGGTAGCGCATTAACTGGTGCTGGTGCTTCTACTGCTGCAAATACAGCGTTTATGGCTCCTGCTGGTGTTAACCCCGGTACGATGATTGGTGCTACCCAAGCTGCTCCTGCTGGAATATTTGCTAATCCTGTTGCGTATACACCGTCATTAAACGTCCCAGTAGAAAGATCATTTGGTACTTTAGAGTCAATCTTCAATCCTAATATCCAGTCATCTTCAATGGCTCCGTCTTTTCTGGAGCAAGTTGGTTCTGGTGCAGGTCAGATTGGTAAATACGCTCAACAGAATCCTGTACTGACGAATATGGCTATGCAATCGGCACAACAAGCATTGCAACAGCCTGAAGCTCGTATGGCTCCTGCTGGACAAGTTAATCGTGGTCAGATTCAGGGTGGTGATTACATGAGTCTGCTAAATCCACAGCAAAGCACAGTCCTTAGACCACAACCGATTTCCCTATTAGGGTGATATATGGCAATTACAGATTACATTCCTAATATCTTTGGTCAAGCTGCTCCTAGCTATTTGCAGGGATTGCTTGGTGCTGAAGAAACTCAGAACTTGCAGAACCGAGCTAATGTTCAGGGCTTGCTAGGTGCTGGTCTTGCACTAGCTCAAGGTATGAGCCGTACTGGCCCACGTCGTTCTGCTGCTGAGAATATCTTAGGTGCATTGTCTGGTGGCTTTGGTGCTGCTGGTGGTGCTTACGAGCAGGGCGTTAAGAATTACGTTACGCAGCAACAGATTGCACAGACTCAGTTGCAGCAAAATCTAGCAGCAAATAGGCTTAGAGCTATTCAGCAAGCAAGTAAAGATAATCCGCAGTTAACTCAGTTGTTTGCAATTAATCCTGAAGAA